AGCATAAATGTACTCAAGTTACCACCTACATACAGATAATCAGATAACTCTTTTGTTGACTCAAATATTGTCTTATTAGCTGCAACACCAGGCAAATTACCAGCATCGTCAATCCAATTCTCACCACTGTCAACTGTCTTATATACACATCCTTGCTTAGCAGCATCGCCTACGCCTGTTGCAAAACCCAAATCTCTATTCAGGAATGACACCGAGTGAAGATAGCTTCCTCCTGTATCAAATTTCTGAGTCCACGTTTCTCCCCAATCGTCAGATTTAGATATATAATTACCCCCTACAATCCACAAATCACATTGCAGAGGTTCCTGGGTAGTGGTCGGAGTAACTGTCGTGGGAGGAATTGTTGTAGGTGGAAGTGTTGTAAGTGGTTCTCCCGTCGTACTGCTGCTAGTTGATGTAGTACTCAGACAATCCAAATAAACGCAACTCTCGCATAACGGATTATTGTAATGACATACTGCTATTATCTGTGTTCCCTCTGGCACACTTGCTAAATATCCTGTAGGTCCGCTAAACCACGTGTGAGGTATACCTGCTCCTCCATTATCATCAAAGGGTGTAGTATAACCATCCAAGTTTGTATAGAGAGCAATCCTATCCGTATTTGCTCCCATTGTTGTTAATACTATTCTTACTGGTATTGTCATAATCCTTATAATTTTGATTTCTTATTAACTAGGTGGTAAATAAATAATATAGTAGCACGCCATTACAGGCGGTATATTGCTGTGACTATCTCCTCCTCCTGTAGCATCTACAGTAGTTGTTACAAGTATATTAGCTTTCTGTGGATTAGTAGTACCGTCTGTATCTTTAGTATAATAATTATATCCCTCATTGCCTGTATCTGGTTTTAAATCCCAAGCATGAGGCCCACTTTGTATCTGATAACCCTCTTTTTCAAAGCCATAATCATCCATACAAAATACATGTCTATGACCATTATCCTCTACATCGTTTGATGCTGTATGAGTGTGAGAAGGCATTTGATCTTTTGTAAGTGTGACAGTGTTTGAACCTTCTGTATCCAATAAATCATATGTTGGATTTCCTGGGAGTCCGGGATCAACATCAGCATCATAACTTACACACCACATTGATGTACATCCTACGGGAATACGACCTCTCTTATCAGGAGTACCATTCTGGCCATTACATAAATAAATATTTTCCCAATCTCCATATCCTGCTCCGGATAAATCAAACTTGCCTGTTAATGTTTCGCAATAATATTCAACAGCCGTGTTAGGCACCATTCTCGTGTAATACTTCGTAGATACATTTGCAGCCATGTAAGCTGCTATATACGTGTCTAAATCAGCTATCTTTACATATGCAGAGAGAGAGGATTGAAGAGCTGTTATATCATCTGCCTGGGAGCATAATTCCGTTATTACAGCCTGCAGAATGTCATGTGTTCCTGAAGAAGCTGTCACTCCAGAGAGACAATCTCCTATCGTATAATCGGCTTCTATCGTTGCAACATCTGCCACGACAGCAGTGATTTGGTCCTGCAGGTCGCATGCTGTTCTGACTAACGCTGTTATAATCTCATCCAATGTAGGGTCTTCAGGGAGATAACCATCTACCAGAGTGCATATATATGAGGGATCTATAGTAGGAGCTATTCCTGCTCCATCCATCACCGTCAAGAGATAGTCAGCTATCTTCTCTTCAACCGTAGACAAATTGTCCCCATTACTTATACCAAGAGAGGATATATCATCTCCTGTATATTTTACACACTGGTCAGAAACAATATCACTACAGTTGTTAAAACAATCATTGCATCCGCTACTCATTTCTTAAATTTTAAAAGTTTTACCCTGTTTGCTATCATATTCACCGTGAAATCTCCTGCATACAGAGTATTCACGTTCTTATATTGTAATATTCTTTTATGATGCAAAAGATCAGTGATGACATCAGAAGGAATAGGTCTGTTGAGCATGAACACTATATTATTGTACATATCATTACCTAATTCTTTCAACCTGCAATCTATATCTTCGATAAGAGAAGAAGCATCTGCAGTTGATGTACATCCTATAAGTTTTGGTGTTATCATTTATTTCTTTTTAATAGGAGACTTTGTCCTGCAGTTAGCACATAACCCATTTACGAGTTGACAAGCAGGAACTGATCTTCCGCATTTCTTACACACGATTGGCTTACATCCCATTTTTATCCAAAGTTTATTATATAGTTATTACTTGATGCTCCACAGTCTTCTATCAATAAATTACATAACATTGCATCTGCCTGATCATATAACTTTCGAGCCTGTGTGTCTGCACAATTATTAGCAGCAGCCATAGAGCATTGTATCATAAAAAATATGGCATTGAGTTCCACCCTTGTTTGTTTTCTCACAACTCTGTCACATTCCATCATATCAAGCTGCATAAACACCTTATCAAATTTTTCCTGCAGTTTATCTACTCTCATTATAGATTTCTCTACATAATTAGTAGTTGAGGGATCAACCATATACTTCAATCGGTAAATACCATCAGGAAGAGGAAGTTCATTTCCTTCAGTAGTTAAACCCAAATCTGTTGAATCAAGTACATTAGTTTCTTCTACCGTAAAAGTTTTAGACACTGTGTCATATCCACCAGGCACAGTTATTTCTAATGTAGGATTCGTAACAGACGGAGGGTCTGTAGTATACGTGGAAATATCTACTACAGCCATATTATAGATGCTATATGTGGGTGTCACTATTATATCTAAATTCAAATCTGCCATTTCATTTTAAAAAGAATGCCGGAGGATTTGAGTTATATCCTCCTCCCCCGGCATAGGTTATATACATCATGAAAAAAGACACCTCTACATTTTATGATTGTCCTGCAGTTGTACTCGTGGTGGTAGTTGGAGTTGCAGTAGTTGACGTACTAGTAGTAGTGATACATGCGTTATTGTCTGTCACTGTACCTAAATCTGCTTCAAGTACTGTCTCAATTGCGTTTTCAATTGCACTATCAGCCTTACATGCTATGATCACCATACTATCTCTAGGAACATAATCACCCCAGTTATAAGCACCTCTGTTATATTCATTGAATTTAATATAATAGGTGGTATAAATAGTATCATCATCCACCCAACTTTCAAAATTGCCATTATACCCGGCTATTCTGTACAAATGTTTCATATATCCAGCCTGATAACTATAATAGTTTTTCTCAAGTTGTTTAATTTCATCTGCAGTTCCTGTGGGCCACCTTGAACTCTGCGTCACTGTAGAAACAGCGACAATATTACATGCATCATCAACTATGAAATCAGAAGTAGTTGCTGGTCCTTCATACACGAAGGTACGGAACCACATCCTGTCATATTCATGAGGAAAAGCTGCAACATCGCATGGTTGTCCATATGATGTGAGAGGTTTTCCCTCAATCTGAATTATAGCACTGTCACCAGATCCCACTTTGGAGAAAGTGAAGAAAGTGTTCAAATCAAAATTGTCAGGATTGATTCCATTTTCAGTATCATCAATCGGGTCTGTCCAATCAATAACACCTCCACTAACTTCATATCCTGTCAATTTCTTCATTATAAGATCAATGAGCGTATCAACATCAACATTCTCACAAGGATCTCCGTCACAATCACAGCATGGTGCTTGGACAGTGACACTTTTTGTTAATCCATTATGAAATAGCGTGTCAATATAGCTTGAATGAGCGCGTATAGTGAGAGTAAGAATATCACCACATTTGACGTTCCAACTGCCAATCTGGCTAATCTGATTGATAGCTGTAGCACATCCTGTCACTTTATACCATTCCGTGACATTGTTGTAACATCCCACGCTGTCTGCACAGCCTTTAATCTTATCTGACCTCTTACTCCCTTGCAGATAGGTGTTGTCCCTACCTTGTGCAATATAGAAATAAGGAGCAGCAGCTATGTTTCCAGCATTGGCTACCGCATAAGTGTTTAAGAAAATTCCCACCTGACCCGCAGTCAAGTCTTGCGTAGACCCAGAGCTGGGCAAACTTGTTTGCGTCACTGGTACTACGAAGAGCGTAGTCAAAGAAAAATCTGCCATTTTGTTAAATTTTTAAATTAATAATTATTCGCCTGTCTGTATTCTAAACTGTGCACTTTGCACAGCAGATGCGTTTTCCGTATACATTGCAAGGTTTTGTACTGCCAAGTCAATTAATTCATCTCCCAAATATTCGGGAAGTTCACAATCAACATTACCAGAAACCTCTCCGTCAAAATCTACATACCCCTCTTTATCAATTGCAACGGGATATCGCAGATATGATATATGTAGTTCTTTTGGTGTGAAGGTTCCGTCGGTAAATATACTCATTTTATCTGAGAAAACCATACCTATTGTCTCTTGATATTCAAACGACGGCTTATAGTGGCTATTCTTTAAAAGAAGAGAAATATCAGCATGTTTTGCAAGTCCTCCGTTCACCCACACTATTCTATCTTTACACAGTCCCTTATCAGCAAGAAGGTAACTTGAAACATACAGCATATACTCAGGATCGAGTTTTGTTAAATCTGCTTCCCATTGATTGAGTGAGTCTTTCATATTAGTTAGGACAAGAGCTTGATAATCTGTTACTAATTTCTCCAAATCCTCATATCTCTTTCTAAAAGAGTCAAATCCTAACCCACTCGGTATGCTAATACCATCAACCTTCTGCTTAATTAATTGTAGTTGAGCTCCATTCAATGCAAATAGCTTGTCTTCAAGTTGAATCTGCTGATGTTCGTTAGTAGCCAGCTTATTCATCTTCTGGTCTATTTTATAAAGCAAGCTATCTACAGATATCATTCCTTCTTATTTATAATGAAGCTAATTTCTTTCCTTTTATCTTCTCTTGTAACATGAGCAAATCTTCTTGATTGTCATCATCCATCAGGAATTTGACAAGTTCATCTTCATTCTTGGCTATTTCATTCTCTCCTTCATAAATCTTTCCATTAGGTTTCATCCTATAGACAGAATGCTGAAGTGCCTGTTTAATAAAATCTCTTACAGTCAAGAGATTGTCTTTCATATCAGCAAACCTGTTAAACACTTCCACCGTTGACAATCCTTTATAAGCTCCCGTTTTAAACTCCATCTGTTTCAATGCACTATCAACTCTGTTATACACCACCTCTTCTTTTGTCCCATCTGTTACAGAAATTCCAAGAAGTCTCGCCACTTTCTTTCTCCTATCAGGACCCATAGCATCAAGTTTACTAATAGCTTTGTTTATAGCCTGTTTCTTCTTAAATGCTATTTTATCCTCAACTTCTTCATCTGCTACATAAAACTGTGTGTCAGCAGGATAATCTCCTCTCTCCCATGCTTGATATGAAGAAGCAATTGAAGGATGAGCTCTCAACCATGCAAATGTTAATTCCTGCAAAGGTGAATTCAGGTTGAATATATTATCACCATCCATCAGTTTTGTAGGCTGTACATGACTTGTGTCTTCCGCAGAGGTTGCCAGCTTACTATTCCAGAAAGAAGATCTCGGGCCAAGATCTATACCACCAAGCCTTTTCTCAAGTCTGTCTCTCATCTCTGTCACTTTCTTAATCTCAATCTCTCTTTCCGTATCATCCTTTATCCGTTTTATATAATCAGCGTCAGGATCTAAACCTGTTCTATACTTACCTCCCAACTCTTTATAGGGATATTTGAACACACCTGTTCCTGGTATTCTGGTTAAACCTTTTGATGCCAGTCCTCCTTGCATTGTTTGCAATCCACTGGTTCCATAGCTTTTCTTGATCGTAGAGATCTTACCTATTTTGCTCATATTTAGTTAATTTTTTGTTGGTTTGAGAGCTCCTGAATTATCCAAGAGCATTCTCAAATATTATTTTAATATTGAGGTACTTCCTCAATTAATACAGTACGCGATAAATCTTCAATAAAAATATCACACCTGTCTTCCATCCATATCTCATATCCTGGGAATTTATTGGCTGAACTCATACCCTGGGATTTTGCAAATCCTAAGTGATGAGCTCTACCGTCGATATATCCCCATGTCATAGAAGGTTGTCCTTCAACCCTTACTTCTCTGATATTATTTGTCATCGAACCGTCTCCTTCCGGAGATACATCGAAGACAAAGAATACTGGAGTGGATTTCTTATTCTGACCGAATTCAAGATTTGTTTGAGGAAGATCAAGTTCTGTCAGGTGGACCAATTCCACCTTCCCTGTTTCTCTCGTTATCATTGAATCAAACGCGAAATTGTACGTAATATGCTGACCTTCACCCTGCAGATAACGATTTCCGCTATCAGCCATAAATGTCAATCCCGAATTCATTGCATCATCTTTGAGTGCTTGCTGAAATACATCGAATCCAGCCTCATTAGTATACATTTTAACCTTTCGGTTAGCTACATCCACACGTCTGTAGAACAGGTCTCCGAATACGCTCCTAATCAAATTGGGAGAGAGTTCTCCTCTGTTATATTGTACGGTATTTCCATGATTACGCATTCTGTAATAAATACCTGCAGAGACACGTTTAAGTTCCTGCTTTGCTCCGTTACTCTTCACAGTTCCGGGCTTGCTCCAAATCATCCTCTTCACTTTGAATTCCAACATGGATTTTCTCATCCAGTATTCAATGAAAGGCTCCCACTTAATATCATTTCTTGTAAGAGGTATTTGGTTCCTGAGCTGCTGTTGCGGTGCGTAAACTAAAATATCAAGAGGCTGACCCTTCTCATCCCTGAGAGTTCTTGCATCAGCCCATTTGGTTATCGTATGTTGAAACCCATAAGCTGAACTCAAGCTTTCAAACATTGTGATTTTTTCTCCCAGACGAGGAAGTCCCAATAAGTCCTGATCGAATTCACCGATAGCAGCATCGACTAATTCAAGCTCCAATCCTGCCTGAAGGAAGTTAGAAGCTACATAATCCACAATAGGATTATCTGTCACAAGAGTGAATTCATAGAGATATCCGTTATTCCACGGAATCGGATCCTTAACTACATACCATCTTGGTCCATATTGACGTGAACCTACAGAAACGATAGCATTCTTAGAGAACTCGTTAGTATCAATAACCACTTGGAATTCCTGACCATCAATCCCCACCTTATTACCAGCATCAATATCATCCTGTGTGGATGAAGGGATGTCTACAATTTTCGGGAATTTGTAAGGCACTTGTATATCCCACTTCCACGCATCACTGTTATTCTGAATGTGGAAAGGATTGCTCTTATTAACCATGTTAAGAAAGTCATTACTATATAAAGAACTCTGTGTGTATAAACTAATCACTTTCTTGTCATAGTCAGCAGGCTCTGTCATATGGAATGACTCCAAATGGTTAGTGTCAGTGAGTTTACCCACTGCACGTTTGTCCATAGATGCCACTCGGGCATAAGTAAACCCGGTTAGACCGGAAGTTGTTTGCATTGCCATTTTACTAAATTTTTAATTAATTACAATTTTGACCATGTATTTCTTTTTATTATATCATTCTGTTGCGAACCAATTTTTGTTTTAGTTCTTTGTCTTGCCACTTCCCCGAAGAGCTCGTTGGATTTTTTACTAATCCCACTCCTTTGTATGGTAGATAAGGTGGGATCTTTTTCCAACATTTTAAGAATAAGTGCTATCTTAACTTTTTTCTCGTGATTTTCGGGTCTCTTCAATTCCAATATAGTACGGTCAAAATCGGTGAGAGTTTCCCCTGATGCTGTTTTGTACTTATCTACCAGCAGGAAGTCTTGTAGTTCATTTGCCAGATTAAGATTGACAGGTATTCCGTCAAATTCTTTCTTATCCAGCTTATCTCGGAGAATCGACTGAACGTTCCGGACATATTCATTTCTCATTGCAATCTTCTGCTGCTGGACACGTTCGCTCTCATCCTCCATATCTTTTAGTTTCTGCGCTTGCTTTTTTATCAACACCTTATGGAATTTTCCAGCTTTTTTTTCCAAATCACCATATTCCTTAAGTGTGCTTATCTCGTCGTCGATGTCTTCCTGTTCCAACCCTTGTTCATTCAACATAGCTCTCACTACAGCCTCTTGGTTACTCTCTTTTTTCAAATCCATGTTTGCAAAATCGCTCATTTCATTGTATCTGGAGAAATAGTCTTTAGGATTGACACCTTTGACATATATAGCATCAAAAGCATGTTGATAATCCTCTCCGAACTGCCCTATGAAATTGTTCACAATTCCCATAGCGTCCTTCTTCTTCTCCTCATTGAATCTCTTCAGAAAATCATCTGCGGTTTTTATTTCAGGTTGTTCCTCTCCTTCTTCTAAATTAAACACTCCTAATTTGAATAAGTCCTTAGATAGTGCCTCGAATTGAGAGGACTCTGATTCGGGTTGTTCCGGAACTTCTGTTTCTTTTTGCTGTTCTTGTTCTTCTTGTTGTTCCTCCTCTTCTTCCTCCTCTTCATTATAAAGAAATTCTTTAATAACTTCATCACCCTTTTCTTCGGGTTTGGTTTCTTCTTCTTTTCCTTTCGGTTCATCATCAATGTCTGTGATGTCATCAGGGTTTTCAGTTGATGTTTCCGGGGATAACAAATCCTTTAGCAATTCAGTATCTCCCAATCCCATCTCAACAGTGTTTTCTATATTGAACTTTCCCTGTTTTGGATTATCTACTTTCTTATCTGCCATATGTAGTTGTTTTTAATTATTAGCAAAAATATAACAAATTTGGTTATAAACAATGGATTTTATTCCATTAAAAAAATTTTTCTCGGTTAATATAGCATTATTGCTTTTCTTTTGATCTTCCCCTTGCATTTACCCTCGCTACCTCTAAATCATTCTTCTGATTTTCCTTGTCCACCTTTATCCTTTCCCTTTCTACATCAAGCTTTTCCTTCTCTATATCCAGTTTGCGAGTAATTTCTGCACTCTTGCTCTGCAACTCTGCCATTTTCAAATTATATTCCCTTACAGCCTTTGCCTGCTCATTGGCTATCTTGCTAACCTCAACTTCATCTGATGGAAGAGTCGACACTTTTTCCTTATTCATATTCTGTATCATAGCCACTTCTTTCTTATTAAGTCTGTCCAGATAATTTTGATAATTTTCATTCAGCATTTTTTCTCTTTCCTTAATATCCTCAGCTTTTAATTGAGCCTGCGCGATTTCTCTTTCCTGCTGTAATTTCATTTGTTCAATTCTGGAAGCTTCTTCTTCCAAAGCAATCTGTCTATCTCTCAAATCTTTGAACTTCTTCTTCATTTCTCTTAATGAATTGGTAGAATATAGCTCTATTATATCATATAAAGAACCTCCATTCTGAATAACAGCCTGTGCCAGCATTCTTAATTCATTGAACATCTTAACATCTTCAGGACGATTTGTCGGAAACACTTTCAAATCTCTGAATTTCAAATCACTACCGTTCACTCTTATAAATGCGGACTCCCCTTCACTAGTTATATATGAAAGAGTGGAAACAGGCTTCTGGCTCTCTATATATTGCGAAGCATCAATTATAGCCTGATAGAGCTGTCCTGTTATGTATTCATGTGCCACGAACAACGGCTCTGTCTGTGAATAACTCTGCTGTATTGCCGTATTGGTACCAGTTGCTGTTTCCGTAGCTGAAATACTTCCCATCCTCTGTTTGCTCATTCCGACTAGCTCCCAACATTCATTCTTCATTTGAACAGCCAGATTATATCTCGTTTGTATTTCTGTCGTACGTGTCAAATCAATACTCTTGGCAATAGATGTATTCGACACATTACCCTTAGTGTTTTCAGGACTGTCGTCATCGAATGTTATCCCTCTTTCTCTTGCTTCAGATTCCCACATATCAATAGCATCCTGATCATCACCATCTTTGAGTCTCGGAATACGTCTTATGTTTATATTTGCAACATTCCCGAGTTCTTTTCTTAATAAATCAAAAAGCTGATTCATACATATATTATATATAACCTGGAAAGGTTTCATCATATCAACCAGGCTCTTTGCTTCCGTATTCTTATTTTCATACGTCATTCCTATGAGAGGGCAATAGTTGAGAAGTTTGAAAGGTTTGACATGATATATATCCGGTCCTATCTTATTTCCCTGATACCATTGATTTATCCATCCCCATTCCAAAGATAACTCTGTAGGAATTGTACCTGCTTTATAGTATTCATCGACAAGAATAGTTTGTTCATTATCAAACTCATCAATATATGTGAGCTTACCTATTTTCTTCTTGGAAATCCAATATGATCTCACCACTACATATTTATACCCAAATGCCGATACGTTGGGAGTTAACTTCAATAACTCCTCTATGCCTTCTCCTTCCTCATTCATCTCACTTTCCAATATCATCCTCGTCTGTTCAACAAGAGGATCATACGTATCGTATTTTATAGACTCTATTCCCGGCTTCACTTTCTCATTTTCCAAATTAGACTCTCTTGCATTTATCAATCCATAGTCTTCTATTCCTTCTCTCAAGTGATCTATTTCTTTCTTTGTCAATTCAGGAAACTTCTCTATAATTTCAGAAAGTTCCATCACTTGTACAGTACCTCCTGCATATGCTCCCTGTCCTCTTCCCGTTACATCACTCACCCATTTCTTATCAGGAGTGGTGAGAAACCACGCATTCTTTGGATTTACCTGTTCTATATTAAATCCGATCTTTGAGTTGTCTTCATATATTAGATAGAATGGTCTTGCTGAAATACACAAGTCTCTAAAAGCCTCTTCTCTTTTCTCCTTAAGATTGAACTCGGCTTTCTGACATGTGAGCACACGATTTGCCCACTTTTCAGCAACGGATGTATAACTGTCAAGTTGATCCCGCACTTCTTCCATAGTCATCTCATTCAATTCCTCGTCAGATAATTCCACTCCTTCGATAGCAGCTTTCTGCATTATTTTCATTTTTGCCTGAGAAATAACAAATTGCTGCAATAATTGTGTCTTCCATTGAAGCTCTTCTGATTGACTATCATCATCAAAAGCTTTCACTCTATATGTGTCAGGTCTCTTTGACATCTCTCCGATAAGCTCATTTACAGGTGTGGTGATGATGGAATAATGCTTTACGTATTTAGGAAGATCTCTATCCTTTGTCAATATTTCAGCAAATGATTTAACAACATCTTCATCCTCTTCGTAGAAATCTTCTCTTTTTAAAATACCTTTCATCAAATCATAATTCTTTACGAATGTTCTCTTACTCCTTATATATTCACCATAAGCTCTGTTGGAGAAAAAGTCCATTGTAGACTTCATCCAATTATTGCTTTTTTTCTCTTTCTCAGTTTTAAACTGGTCAGGAAAGATGTTCAGATATTCATGGTTATTTTCTGTTATATACTTGATTATTGCCATTTCTCTGTATTTTATGTGAACAGTTTTGTTTTACGTTTACCAAACATTCCTCTCGAAGAAGGAAATAGCACTTGAGTTGGTTTTCTTTCGTATAGAGCCTTTATCCTCGGATCCACTTCATCACCCACTCTTCCTATTATAGGATCCATTTTCATAGCTTGGGCTACGGTTAATTCCGCAGCCACAACCCGGTCATAATTACCTTCATTATCATTATATCGTATAATTTCTTCTAACAACATAGGATCTAATATTTTATACATACCATACACTTTTGTTATAACATTCCCCTCTTCGTCCACATCTTCAAAGACTGTTTCTTCCGTGTATTGTTTGAAGCATGTATGCAGATGATCAATTATTTTAGTTGAACTTCTGTGTATCCCATATTCTCTTCTCACAGTAGTGTTAGGAACTATCTCCTTAAGCCAATCGGGTTGCTTTTCCAGATAGTGAGCATCTCCCTTGGCTTTCATATACTCTATGAAGGAAATATCGTCATTCTCTACAAGAGTGCGGGCATTGTAATATTTTATAAGAAGTCTTACCTGTTCATTCCAATCATCTTTTCTATCAGGACGAGCTACATATGAAGCTACAAACATATCCTGATACTTTTCTCCTGTCAAATCATGCATCCTTTTATATATGTATATGGCTCCCAAAGATGTACTGTATGCAGCCTGTCCCTGTCTGTAAGGGTCTACACCGGCCGTATACAATCCATAAGGAGGATTGTTGACAGGGAATTCGTATATCATAACAGGAGCGTCTTTACTCTCTCCCGTCTGCATTGGAAAATTGGAAATAGGGAGCTTGTCCGTAAATTCATGTCTTACGATTCCTTTCTCATCTTCAAACAATATGACAGGCGTTCCCGCTCTTTCTTGTGAAATCAATCTGTTTTTCTGTCTCTTAGCCATTTCAATATTGAATATATTAGCGGAAGAGGAGAGAAAACATTCATCCACAGTTAAGGGAAAATACATCACTTGTTTAAGATATAAATTATGATCGGGATTTTTAAGAACAGCTTCCCTTTCCTCTTTAATCACCTTTTCAGCGAGCTCCTTGTCAGAAATATGTATTTCTATTTTTCTCAGTTGTTCATCATTCTCTATTTTCATTCCTTTTTCTTTCCTTAACCAATCAGCCAAATTAGTGATGTACTTACAATCTTGTCTGTATACACCTGATAGAAATAGTCCTGACTTTTTGTTGGTTTTTTCATCCGTCACGAATGCGAAGTTGTTGGACTCCGGATTATAGAAGAAATTTTCAGCATCCTTTCCATGATCGAAACTACCTCCAGTACCCGTTAACATCGGAGGATTTCTCCATCCGTATCTACCTTTGATGGCAGGTTCCGCAGCTTTAAACGTAGAAGCAAACATATACTTACCCACTTCATCCATTATAAATGTTTTGGCCGTAGTACCTGCTGCTACCTCTGTCACATTCCCATCCCTTGCATTACGGATGACAATATAACTCCATATCTCATCATCTCCGTCGCTTGTTTTGTATCCCAATCTAATCTGGTTGAGCCTCCATGTTTTGTCCAGACGGGGTATGGAAATTCCTTTCCATAGATGTCTTAATCCAAAATCCACCTTATCTTTTAGTAAGGATAAATCATTATCATTTCCACATATGATTACATTCTGCGTATCTTTGAATATCGTGGCATTCATTCCAAAATAAGAAGCTTCTGCTTCCGACTTCCCGGATTGTCTGGCACCCACCTCGATATATCCTTTCTTCTCCCTTTTACATTTCTCCAGAAATTCAGCTCTCTCCCATTCATTATCCCTTAAAATAGGAAGAGATGGTTTTCTTATATCATTCCCCCATTCATCAACATCATCCACTCTTATCCACCAATGATTGAGATGCCAATAAAGCCATCCGGAGAAATAGACACCATTCACTGTCACTCCTCCTGATATCTTTTCAACTTCCCAATCTACCAATTGGTCAAACTCATCAGTCCCTTCGGGTGGAAGTGACTTCAGGTTCCTAAAGAATTCCGTAGATTTTATTTCCACTTTTTATCATTTAGTATTATCTCCGCCTTTTCATTCTATGCGGTATTTCACCAGAACCTCTTGCTTGCTTCCTGGCTTCATCCTTCTCTCTCAGATTATTTACAATTTCAAGCAAAGATAGATAATTTTTCATTGTATCCTGTATAAACTTACCTTGTGTCTCTTTTGATACTATCTTTTTTCCCAATATTCTGTCTTCAAGTTCATGCATAGGATTATCATCTATATAATCCCTCCAAGTTTTCAATTGATCCTCCGCCCATTCAAGATCTTCCGTTATGAAAATACTCTTTTTAGCCATTATATTAATTGATTTAAATATTCGTCAGTCAATCCTTTTTGTTCCTTTCTTATATATTCTTCCTTCACATCAATATTCATGACATCCCTTATTTCATCACTCATTCCTGTAATATCGACATACTCCGCCCCCTCCTCATGTAACACCGTGAGAATATTCATCAAGTCAGTGATTGATATTTTTCTTAATGTTAATATGTTATTCATCATTTCCTATTTTTTCTTCCTGCTCCTCCGTTAATACGGATTTCCATTTAGGAATGTTCAGAGGACAATTACATGAGAGACATTTTGTCTTTGCCGTCAACGTACATCCGCATATCGTACAATGCCTGTCCAGACGTAACGTCTTATGAAATTTTGAATTATGATAGCACGTATCACATATTCTCAATCTCTCACTCGCCACTCTTTCTATTTCATCTTTCAGTTTCTCCGAAGGGAATATATGATTTTTCCACCCCTCGTATATATCACTTATTCTCAGCATTTCCCAATTTTGATTCTACAATATTAATATTTTTCATCAAACAATCCAGCTTGTATTGATAAGACTTCCTTCTCCTCTCTGTAGAATCAGGGTTGCTTATTACCCCTTCCTGGAAAGCCTTATTCTTATACATCTGCTTAAGCCTTTTCCTGGCTGCATTCTCCTTGAAATAGAACTTTCCGAATCCTGACAATTCTATTGAATTATTTGTCAACATAGCTTCTCTTGCAGAAGAAGACTGATGATTGACAACTTCTTTCACTGTCTCTTCAGGTATATTCATTTCCAAAGCTATATTCCTCATTATCCATGTAGCCGTAGGCATTTTATCAGGCTTTTTCATGAGCAATTCTTATTTCAAGTAGAATATTATTCTTAAAATTAAGAGCTATGGCAGGTTCCACAACTATTCTCCCGTCTTTCTTTATCAACATCTCCTTTTTCTTAAGTCTTGATACCATATTATTAATCGTAGGAGTGGTGGTGGAATACTTTTTACAAAATTCATGCTTCAACTCCTTTCCCATTATATTTCCTCTGACAGCAATAAAGGCTATCAATTGCACTTCTCTCTCAGTCAATCCTATTTCATTAAAAACCGACAGTATATTGTAATAACATTGCGCCATAGAAAGAACATTCTTATGTCCCTTCTTCATTTTCTGATATGTAATTCCTTTTTTCATTTAAGAAGGTTTGTACAAATATACAAATATTATTTATAAAGTAACAATATTTGTTATAAAAAATAACATCTTTCGTTATATTTTCTACCATTTCATATAAACCATCCCCCCATTTTATCCTGTCTGCAAAACACACCCCCTCCCTTTGTTTATTAAGAACAAGTGTGTGTTGAGGCTACTCCATACTTCAACCCGGGGACGTCGAAAGTAGTCGGTGGGTAGTCCCGGCATAAAATAGTATTAACAAAAAATAATAATCATGAAAGAGGTTATCTACGGTCTCGAAGGCCGTAAAATCACTGACATGCTACCGGCAGGGTGGTATGACAGTGAACAAGTTGGTGCTCATGAGTACCAACATATCCACACTCATTATTTGGGTAATGATCCGGATTATTGCCCAAAAGGATTTGAGTACTGGCAGGATGAGATGCCAGTAGGAGAATGCATAATAAACTAATAATCAAAATGGACAGGTTAATAGCCTGTCCTTAAATATATATAAATATTAATTATTTTAAATTATGAACACAATTTCAATCCAAGACAAAAGCAAAGAAATAGAAGTAGGTGACATTCTGACATTGGATAATCCGGATCACGACGCTACATTCATTTTATCATCAATGATGAACAATCAATCCGACGGAAGAATAGTAGAACATTTCAGAGCAATAAATCTTAAAAATGGAAAATCGTGGACTGATTTCTCATGCCCAAACATTAAAACGGCGACTATAGGATTGTCACTACTATCAAAGAATGCCAAGATAATAGTAGAGATTTAACTCAATTGATTAATATTAATAAAAACGGAGGTTTAAATGGAAACAGAAGTAGTTAAGTTAACAGGAAGAAGTGTCTTTGAAGTCGTCGAGATTTCAAGAGGGCACAAATATCAAACAGGACAGCGTGCTGATGACGGCGAGACCTATCGTCGTTATCGTTACAACGGCACAGTCTTTACGATACCTGAAAACGACAGGTTCAACAAACTGTTTGATAATGGGAAAATAAGTATGATTAAGCTCATTAAAAGTGAGCGTAACACCATCATAGAGAATGAAGATGGTGAAGTTATTGAAGCAAAAGTGCCGTCAATTCAGTTTGACAGTTACATGAGCAACTCACAAGAGCTTAATGTTGTTAAGCATGAAACTCAGCTCAAACGCATTGAGATAATTGCCACAAGCGATTTGAGTGATGAGAAGGTAGAAGCTCTCCTAAGCGCAGAGCCGGTTTAAACTTTAAAATCAAACACTATGATACGCGAATTCGTCTTAGTACAACTAAAAGACGGCACCTTCGTCACACTCCAAGAGTGGGAAGAAATGAAGAAGGCCTCTTAATGCCATTCTTATTGGAAAACAACAAGGCTTTTCGACAGCTAATCAGCATCGAGTAAGCCTTGTTTGATTATATATAAGGGTGGGGCACATGCGTGACTTTTGGGTGGGAAGTAGCAACAAAAAATATATATATGAATAATATAATTATCGAAGAACCCATCAATGATATTGCTCCGGGAGATATTTATGCTCTTAATGAGGACATGCTGTATATCATAGCGAATATAGGCGGGAAGTATGCAGCAATAGCATTGTATAACGGACGTTCATGGAACGGACTCAAGGATGAAATAGAGGATTGCATATCATCGGAACATACTCTTTATGCCAGGAATGCTGTTATTAAGGTGAGTAAATAACATACATCCTCTGCTGACATCAGTTCCTTTATCGTGACTGTAAGGAATTAGTTGGCGGAGGATGTTTTCATGTATGATTTCTGCCGGGATAAAGCTCTGGAAGACAGTACGTTTATATAAGAAATGGTTACACTGCAAATATGGTGGATTGAAGATATGGAAAATAGCAATTTGTAAGAAAAACATATATTTTTATGACATATTTCTATTTTTGTCAAAAAATATACGGGGGGTAGACAAATTGGTGTCAGAAAAATGACTGTTTTTGTAACATTTTGTCAAAATTGACTGAATAATTAGGAAATTTACGTGAAAACAGGCATAAATTGGGTGAGGTGGCATCATATATCCACATTTCATGCACATCATTCTTATTATAAAATGAAGTATTATTTAGTAGAATGTATAGCATTTACTTTGTGTAGTGAGAGTATAATAAAAGACAAGGGATTATGGAAGATGAGGTGTACAGGACTTGTACTGCTTGTGGTGAAACTAAAGTTCTGAATAGTGATAATTTTAAAATTGAAAGAGTAAGAAATAAGTCAACAGGAAAATTATATGTATATTATAGAAAAAAATGCAAGAAGTGTTTGAATTCAGATATGGTTAGATATAATGCTAAGTACGCTAAAAATCATCCTGAAAAAGTGAGAGAATGCAGAAGGAGATATGAGAACAAAGAGGATGTCAAGAAAAGAAAACGTGCTTATCATGCCAAGTATATGGTCAAGTATGCTAAAGACCATCCTGAAAAGATAAGAGAGTGGAAGAGAAGACGTACTAAACGGGATGTTGATAATCTCAATGATCGTTATATAAAAAGATTATTGGTAAAGAAATATAAGGGTAAGTATAAATACAGAGATATAAATGATAGCAAAATGATAGCCATACAACGGGCTAAGGTTAAAGTACACAGGAACTACAAGTGGTCAGATTCATATATAAGGAGTTGTATAAATAGCGCTATTGTTAATGCCGGATACAAACCTGTATCACCTGATAATATATCTAAGAGAGATTTGGCCAGATACAGAAAATATCTGTATATAACTCGACTTAAGCGAGAACTTGAAAAATTAACATTTTAAATTTTACAAACATGACAAGAAAAAA